ACCTAATGACTTACTTAACAATTTAACGGGGTCACCTGCACCAACCATACTGATTGCCTCACCAATAACATTCTTACCGTACTGACCTAAACCTGATATTGCACCTTGACCAATTGCTTTTAATTGGTCTGCTGTACTAGCCGCACTTTTTACATTACCAAATGTTTTTGCAAGGTCACCTGATAATTCTGTTGCTTCTGCTTCGTAACTATTTCTATATGATACTTTTACTCCTGGTGGCATATACAATGCGATTGCACTTGTCACTGTTGAGTGTGTAGGTAATTTTGATAACACTGAGTTATCTACTTTAACCTCTGGTGTACCACCTTGTCGTAAAGATTTTAAACTTGGTTGTGCAAAGTCACTATTGCCATCATAGTTGACTAAACCAACTTTAGCAGCCATATTTAAATCTGAGCTGCCGTTTCTACCACCTTGCGTAAACTTATTTTGTAGTGTGTAGAATAAAATGTAATGACCTAATTCGTTTGATGTAAGGTCTAATGGGTATTGTACTTGTGAGAATCCTAAAGGGTCACGCTTCAGTGCCTCCATTGGACTATCTAATTTCTCAAATGGTGATTTCTTTAATAACTGAGCCGCCACTTTACCTTGTTGGCCAGATATAGTGTTTTGACCTTGCACCAATGAATTAACTGTACCAGCAATATCTGATAAGAATGGTGTGGCAAGTGATTTTAAGTGACTGGATACTCTTTTAAACATTTACTAAATACCTTTGTAATATGGTAATATTTATATAGTTTATAGGTGATATAATGAGAAAGAGTTACAAAGGTTTATTCAACCCTACCAACCCTAAAAAGTATGTTGGTAACACCAAACAAATAGTATATCGTTCACTGTTAGAAAGACGGTTCATGCGTTATTGTGACCTCAATCCTGATATATTATTTTGGGCATCTGAGGAGTTGCCTGTTCGATACTATTCCCCAATAGATAACAAATGGCATAGGTACTTTCCTGACTTTATCATTAAAACTGTTAAGAATGAAAAGTTTATGATTGAGATAAAACCTAGTCGCCAAGTCGGTAAACCTAAAACACCAAAAAAGAAAACAAAATCTTATATGCGTGAAAACTTTGAATACATCAAAAATCAGGCCAAATGGGCAGCTGCCAAAAACTATTGTGAAGATAATAATATGAAGTTTAAGATTATTACTGAAAAAGAATTAGGCCAATATTAAGGCGCAACAGAAAGTCTATCCCAATAACCATCTGTACTTGTATCTAAGTTCACAGCGTTAATTGTGTTTGCACTTGTTGATTGTGAATTATTTACATTAACAGGTTGATTATTTACAATAGTTGTACCACCTTGTGTAGAACCACCCTCATTCATAATTTTAGTATTATTTGTAGTTGTTGACATATCACCTGTAGAATTATCAGTTGATAGATTATTTGTGGTACTTACATCACCAGCACCGCCATTCATTACTTCATCAAACTTTCTTTTAAATGCTTCACCAGGACTTTCACCGCCAGGTAACATTGCACCAGCAGCTGCCAAACCAGCAGCTCCAACTGCCTTAATTACTCTACCGATACTAATAATCTTATCTACAAATCCTGACAGAATACCACCTTCAGGTAATGTAAATATACTTTTGATACTATCCCATATTCTACCAATTAAACCTTTTTCACCATCACCACCAAATAACCAAGTCTTTAAACTAAATGGTTTATCAGGATTACCAAGTCCAAATATATCTTTTAAGAAGTTTATTGCCATATCAATTGGTGCTGATAATATGCCTAAGAAGAAACCACCTACACCTGAGAATATTGAACCAAGGCCTTTCATAATTCTTTCGCCATCAAATGAGAATAGACCTGAAATTAAATCTGTAATACCACCAATAATGCCTAAGAAAGAATCCATTAACTGATTAATCTTTTCATTGATAGATTTACCTAAGTTATCTAAACCAAAGAAACCAAGTATCCATTCTACTGCACTACCAATTAGTCTGACTAGGCCACCAATAAATCCATCTACAATTCCTACTACTGCGCCTCTAATACCGTCTAAGATAGAACCTGTTTTACCAAATTCTTTCATAAACCCTTGTACGCCGTCAATGACACCAAGTATTAATGTAATAGGCAAGAATATCTTACCAATACTTCTAAACACCACCTTTAATGGACCTAAAATCTTGTCTAGTATGCCTAGGCCTGCACCTGAGAATAGACCTTTAACTGTATTAATAATTGGTCTTATTGTTCTCGTAATTACTTTAAATGCATCACTAACTGCCTTAGTTATGAAACCAATTGCTTTGTTATTTCTAAAGAAAGATGTAATTTTGGTGATGTTTGTTCTTATGCCTCTAAAGAAATCTGTTACACTATCAATAATTCTCGTAATCGGTCCACCTTTGCCTGTAATTCCTCTTTTGAAATTATCTAATCGTTTAAGTGCCGGTTCAAATAATTTCATTATTTTACCTCGTAAGGCTTTCAAATCAAATGATTTGAAAAATGCCCTTAATCCTCGTAATACAGCAGGACCAAAACCAAATGTAGCAAGTCGCATAACACCTCTAAAGAACCTTGCCATAGTTCTTAATGATTTTAATTGTTGTGGTAATCTTAATATCTCATCAACATTTAACATTTTGGCAACACCAGCCAATGCAGCTAATATAGCTAACATACCTGGTTTAAAACCACCTGTTGCTTGTTCTTTTGTAGGCATAGGTATTGTGGCAGTTTCAGCCGCCTTTTGTAATTCTTTTTCACGCTCTCTAGCGGCGTCCATTTCTCTTCTAAACTTCTCTTTATCCCATGCCAAAGTTTCAGCAAGAGTTGTTGCCATACCTACGATTGCTTTATATGTGTCTTTTGTTGTTTCTTTTACACTATCTAAAATGGAAACTTGTTCCATATCGGCGGGTGACGATACTGCACCTGCACCACCTTTTAGTGCTGAACCAACAGCCATTTGAGCGGACTGAATAGCCGCTATCATTGAACCTTTTGTTGTACCGTTTTCTGCCATGTTACTTGTCTATCTTCTTACTTGAACCTGTGTATAGACCAAACCAAGCTGCACCAGCACCAACTACGATACTGACCAACCCACTTTGTTCCATTGTTGGATTAGGAATATTCATATACCAAATCACTACTTTATACAATAGGTAAATATATGTTGTAATGAATACTCTTGGAAATATTCTCCAACTATCTACTGCTCTTGCTAAGTGTATTAATTTGGCGTATGGATTAGGACCAAGGTCTTTAACAGATGTATCAACCTCTAGTTCTACATTTACCTTTTTAGATACCTCAGTTTTATCACTAGGCACTACTATTTTATCTTCCACGATTTTGCCTCTCTCTTTGCTTTTCGTTTTCTTCTTTTATATGTTGCACCAAGAGGTTAACATATATCTCCCTCTCCCACGGCAACATATTCTCTAATTCACTTAAAGAATATTTATGATGTTGCATTAACGCAAAATTAACCTGGAAATAGTTTTCTAGGTTGTCGTGTGAGAGGGCGATACGAAAAAATCGGCAAGCCCCTGTAACATCATTTTACTCTTTACTTTAGTCTTAGGGTTTTCTACTTCTATCTCTTGTTGTAACTTCGGCATAGTTTGAAAGAATTTCTGTACTTTCTCAAAATGCGCTGAAGATAAACTTTCGATAAATGCGTTTAACTCTTCTTTTTTATAGTCTTTTGCATTATGTACTGTTTCACCATCATAAATCTGGTAAATTGAAGCTGCAATCATATCAAACATTTGTTCTGTTTTTAAATCATTAGCATCAACATCAGCATCAATACTATCAATTGTTGGATATTTCATAATCATTTTAACTTTATCGTTAATCTGAATTTCGTTTGTGTGTGCTTCATCAACTTGCACCTCAACCTTTGAAAGGTCAACTTCTACATTTGCGTAAGTTTCGTTGTCGTCTGGACATCTAACTTTTAATTTTGCAACCTCACCAACTGACTTAGACCTGATTTGTAAAAATACATATTCTAAATCAAATACTGGTAATGCTGAAACATTGATAGCGCCAAATGTACAGGCATCTACAATGCTTTTTAATGCGTTTGTGATTTGTTTGCTCTCTTGTGATTCCAAGGCCATCAATAGTAACTTCTCTTCTTTTACAAGAAAAGGTCTATATGACACTTTCATATCTTGTGAGGGCAATGTCAACTCATACTTCGCTGTTTCTAATATAGGTAATGACATAATATCTCCTTGTTATATTATAAAAATGGTGGAAATACTCTTCCACCTGTCGCTCTACCAATCGGTATGCTTCGTTTAACCTGGTTGAGTAC